AAATGTACATACCCCCCCCTACGAGATGGAATTATATAATTGAAAAGCCCATGAGATTGTAATCCCATGAGCCTATAATCACCTGAGTATAAAGCCATTTGCTAAAGTTTGCTCTATAGCTTCTAATTCTTCTTTAGTAGCTTTTGCAAAATCTTTTCCCTCTAAGTGAACACTTCCTACTTGTGTAAAACCGTGTAATTTTTCTATTCTTCTTACTACTTCTAATGGTCTACCTAGATATCTAGCATAATTTTCCGCAGGTCTATATTTTTCTACTCTTTCTCTAAGTACAAAAATTCCTTTAGGTGCGATAAAGTTAGACGAACCATTTTCACTACCGCCTCCATTTATATTACTTGCATTAACAGGTTGGGTATCACTTTGTATAACATTTGTAATACTATTTGCCCCTGTAGCTAAAGAAGAACCAACAACCGCTAAAGCGGTTCCTGCCTTCATATGACCTGTAGTATATAATGCCATACTTGCTAACGCTGATAATGTTGCTGTAGTTGTTTTTATAGTTTCTTTAATTCCTACATATTTACTGTTTCTATTAAGTTCCGCAATATTACTAGCACCAAAAGCAAGGTCTATCCCTAATGTTGTTTGTGTAGTAGTAATTAATGTTTCATTACCGTTTATAGTTGATGTTATATATAAGGTTCCACTACCTGTATTAAAATCAACTGATAAATAAACATTTACTTGAGTGCCTATACAAGTATTAGTTGGTAAATCAACATAACCAAAGAACGGAACGTATAAATGTAATAGTGTATAAGGAGAGTAATCTAAGTAATTATTATATAATAAATTTGTATTGTCAAAAGGAAAAGTAGCTAATTTGCAACTCATTATTTGATGTGGCATTAACCACCCTGTCAAACGAGTGTAGGCATAATGATTTGGAGTATCTCGACTCGTTATCTCATTAGGTATGCTTGTGTCTCCAATAGTTATCATGTCTATGTTTCTTGGATCTCCTAAAATTTCTTGTGAGAAATCTGGAAAATTACCCTGAGGTAAATCATCGACACTTAATCCACAATATTCATAGTAATGGGGTATAGAAAAAGGATAAACTCTTATACAATTAATCATATTCCCGACATTTTGATACATTCTATTAGAACCTACAGGAGCTGTTATATCAGCTGTTAGTAACGAACCTAAGGATTGAATATTTGTATTATTCATTGCCCATATTTTTGTAAAAGAATCTCCGTAAAATTCTTTACCATATTTGTTAATTCCATATTTAGAGTTAGAGTCATTAAGGTCGATATATATATTCATAACATCCCATTTATAAGTATTGTCTCCATCAGTTATAACACCTCCTCCATATTTATTGGATGTAGATATAGTATAACAAAAAGACCCTGTTTCGCTAGACAAATTCCCAGGAGCGCCATCATTTGTAAAAGATGTATCGAATGAGTCAAAATCCATAAAAAGATTGTGTCCATCGTTTAAATCTAAAGGGTCAATGACATCATAAAGCTTTTTAGCTGTTTTTAATAGATACTTATCAACTATATAATCATTATACTCATTTTCGTTTCTTGTCACATAAGCAGTAAGATTTAAAATTGCCGTATTGTAAGTCTCTAATACATCCTCACTACAATTGATTTGCCATAACCCCTCGTTAATACTTGTGATACTGTCAACAAAATAATATCGAGCCAATTCTTCAATATATATATAATTAAAATCGGGAAGTGTTGCATAACTCAATACTAATACAGGACTCATAATATTAGTGGATTGTTTAAACTTACCGTCAATATCTTTAACTTTAGTTAAAGCCTTGTCCATTTGTTTACGTTCACTAACATTTTGGAATAAAGTTATCTTCATAACAATACTTCCTCTAGTGTTAATGTCACAACACATTCATAGTCACAAGTCATGAAAGCTCCAATATTTGTAACGTTATAGTGTCCGTATCGTCTTATTATCTCTTCTACTTCTTTTTGGTATGGGTATCTTGTAGAAAAGTGAGCAACAACTTTTTTATCACGGTATATTGTATAATTAATAAATTTATTGTTAATTAATTTTAAGACTTCTTTTAATTTCATATTTTCTCCTTTCTATTTAAAGAAAAAGGAGGTATATTTCTATACCCCCTAATTCAACTAATCAATTAAGAAGCAAACAAAGTTTTCACTTAAATCGTTGAAGTAGCCAACATCCGCTTTATACCAATAGTTGTAGAATTCCGCTTTATCAACAACGTGTGAACGAATGCGAGTGTTCTTCTTAGTGACACCTAAAGCGTCTCTATCAAAGATAACACCAATGATATTAGACTTAGTATAAGTATGACCCTTGGCGTCTTTGATATTAATCTTGGATGTATTAGCGAACGTAAATGCGTCGGTTCCATCTCCCGAGCCTTGCCAATATTGAACACTCTCGCTATTTGGAAGAGCTGAGAGTTCATTGTGGAATGTATCAGATTGTAAATATACATCAGCTGCGTTCTTAAAGTCGGATAATAATACAATGTGCATTAAGTCCTTAGGTGTATGTCTAGATTTCTTTTCAGCGTTAAAGACTTTTGAGTATTGTGTCATACGACCCGCTACAAGTTTAATTCGGTATGCACAATATTTTAAGAAGTCTAAGTCAGTCATTGCTGACTCACCTGTCTTTGTAAAGTCAGGGTTGAGAGCTTTGTATTCGGTTAATAAGTGAACATGTTGAGCTTCTCCACCACCGTTAGCTGAGTCAGTTAAGCTAATCATATTGTTGATAGTCATTAAGATTAAACTGTCTAATTTAACGGTCATAGAGTTTTCAATCATTGTCCAAATCATACCAATGAAGCTACCTAATGCTTGAGCTGAGGTAAAGCTTTCTTGTACTTGTCTTTCAGTGATTGACATAGGAATATCAAATGTAGTCATTTGATTAAAGAACTTAACCGTAATTTTTGGTTGATAGAAGAAGTTTTGGTCATATGTAGCTCCGTCTTGTAATTCCCAAGTTTCATTTACTTCAGCTTCTGGTAAATCCATTTGTATTTTTTCAGTGACCGAACCATATTCCCAAGAGTCCATTAAAACGGATGGAATAGAACCACTATAAGGTCTATTAACAAAGATAACTTTACCGATTCTATCAACTAATGTCTTGACGTAGTTATCTACTGCGTTAGCGTTAAAGATTTCAGTACCAATATCAACAACATTGGATAAATCTTCAGTAAGGATAGCAGTTTCTCCTAATACTTGTTTTGTACTTGCATTTACTAATTCATAAATTTGTTTTACTGTCATTTAAAATATATATTCCTCCTTTCAAATTTACTCTTTTATAAATAATTTATAGTATCGTCGGCTGTAATTATAAACTCGTTGGCAATAGACGAAAATACAATATATATATGAGTTCCCTCGATATCATTATCTATTACTCTAATTGCTTCTAAAGTGTTTAAATTATATTTTATACCCTCGGGGTTTTCTACAACATGAATATATAAAACTTTGCTAGGGTTTTCAATTAAAGCCTTATATGTACCTTTTGGTAATTGTATTGGGTAGATGCTATTATTATTCCATAACTCCCAAGGTATAGTAATTTCAATTATTCCACCCATTATGCAAATACTACTTCGTCGGTGCTCTTAATAGTAATTGTAGTAATTCCGACTGTACTTTCAATTTTAGCAACGTAGTTACCGCTAGTTAATGCAAACGTTGCATAAAAATCACTAATTTGACCAATGGTGTTATATAACCCGCTAATTCTAGTTGCTTTGTATAAGTTACTTTCTAACTTTTCATAAATACCTTTTACGGTATGTGTACCTGCCTTAGCTTCAAAAGGCAAGTTGATTAATAAATATCCTCCTACGTACAATTTTGTGTCCTCCTTTCTAATAAATTGATAATGTTAATATACTATCAATATCTTTGAACATCTCTTGATAAAAATCATATTCACGTAGTTTAAGCTCGTTTTCAATTAATACACTATATTCGGTTGAGCTATGTTTACCCTCTCTAGTGATTGTGTTAGTGCTGTTGACAACACTTGTATTGGTTCCACCCGTAGTGGTCTCAGTATAGTTTTTATCAGGTGCACCTGTACTATTGACACTTTGGTCGCCTGTGTTGAGAGCGGTAGGAGTCTCACTTATACTATCAAAAGCATATGTATTAGCATTTTGAGTTACACTAGTTGACTGAGTAGTGTCAGTACTCGTTTTACTCGTTGTAGTAGTTTGAGGAGTATCAACACCGTGGGAAGTGTAATCAACTTTCTCATTCTCTTTGTAGTCGTTTGTTGGAGTGTAATCGGCGGTAATAGCTACATACTTTTTCTTCCAAATCTCGGAGAAACGATTTACTAATAACATTGCGATTTGTGTTAATGCAAGTACTTTTACTCCACTGTCAGTAAAAGATGGGTATTTAGTTTTTGTCATCTCAGTTAATCTCTCTAGTATAAAAGCACACCATTTAGAGTATGCGTGTGTATAGACATAGTCTATATCAAGTAAACTACCTCTACCATCAAAGATTTTTGTTAAAATCTCGTCAGGTGTAGCTAGAATTTTTACTACACTTTCAAGTGCACTAAATATTCCTGTTACTTCCTCGGTATCGTCCATCATTAATGGCTCAAAATAATCTTTAATCGTTATCATTTTCTTTCTCCTTGTCTTCGGTTGGTTCTTCCTTACTTTCTACCTCTTCTTGTGTTTCTTCAGTATTCAACTCTTTCTCGGCGAGTTCCATAGATGTTTCTATCTCCTCTCTTTGGAGCTTCCATGAAGAGTTGAGTTTAACACTAAGATTAGTACCAAACATAGCATTAACTTTCTCGGCTCCCTCTTGTCTACATTGCAACATATCGTCTATCAATGGCATTAAAGCCTCTTCGTTTAAATCAGCCTCGCTCTCGTTGATAGCTTCACGTTTCATATTATAGTTAGCGTTTAATCCAAGTTGGTTAAACCACGTAGCTAAGATGTACTGCCTTAATTCTATGAGGTCTTGAATGTTACTAATAGTACCTGCGTATTGAATTGCATTAAGACCTCCTTTAAGACTCTCCATGAATTTGTTAGTAGCAATAACTCCTAGTTCGCCTTTTTCTATATCGTTTAAGAACTTCACAGCACTAGCTTTGGTCGCTTCGTCTCCTACTGAGATAAGAGAACTAATACGACTATTAACGGTAGCAATTCTTAAAGATATATCAATCTCGGCTAACATGTTAGCGTATAAATCTAACATATCATTAATAGGAGTAAATGTTGAAGTGTTACGAATTACAATACAATCTTTATCAACCTCAAGTACTTTGTTAAATGGTAAATAAGGATTGCTTACAATGGATTGAGTCGGTAAGTAGTATGGGTTCAAGATACCTCCTAAATTGGATTGAAAAGCGTATAAACCTTTATTAGGTACGTCGGCGATAGTTGCCTTACCAAGCATTAATAAAATCCATTCAAACTCTTTTTGTGGTATTGTTTTAGGTAAGCCGTCCCATTCAAACAACTGATTAAGACGCGATAACATGTAACTTTTGTGTTGCCTTACTAAGCGCTCTTTGTCTTTCAATGGGTTTCTATCACAACCTAATAATTTTTCATAACTCCAATCTTGCCTATTCGGTATCTTGTCTGCCATTTTCTCTCCTACTTTCTAAGTCTTCTTTAATTTTGTCGAGGTCTTCTTTAGTCTTATTAATGTCATTCTCTAAGTTGAAATAGTCTTTATTCTTAATAGCTTGGTACACTTTTAAAGCAAACTTGAATAATATCCAAAGAACTGATAAAGATACACTAATAATTCCTATAATAGACTCGATTTGTTGTATTCCCACAGCTCCTGTTAAGACTATCAAGGAGCTATCTACAATATTCTCTAAATTGGTATTTATTTTGATATACCTCCTTTCTATTTTAGCCTCTCATACAAACTTGTAAATAGTTTCTTATAGACTCACCTACCGCATTGTCTTGATAAAAAACCTTACTCAGTTTGAAAAAGGATAAAATCACATTTACTACAGGACTACCCGAACTATAAATGTTAGTAACATAGTTAGGCTTCCCATTTGGTACAAGGTCGAATATTAAATCCCCCTTGTCTTTTAACTCGCCCGTTTTACGGTGTATGTATGTGAACGTCATATCGTTTGTTGAAACGATTTCACATTGGAATATCTCATTGTCGAATAAAATAAAATAAGTAAATAATATTTCTTTTGGTTTATATTTACAAGGCAAGTGAGGGTAGATGGCTATCTCCCAAGTACCCCCAACACCTGTAATCATAGTTAGTTTAGGATTGTCAAAAGCAAAGTAAATGTTACTCTTCTTTTTACCGTAGTAGTCCGAGAATTCAACCGCTACTTTAAGTCCACTATCTCCATAAGTATATACTTCAATCTCTCCTTTTTTCATGTTCTTAACATGTTTTAATCCCATTTCATTAAAGTATGGAGCATAAGGATTAATTGTATTACCTGCCATAAAAATAATAACGTCGTTTCGTAAACGGATAATAGTTGATAATACGTTCATGAAGATAACAAACTCGTCGGGTAGATAGTAATTACTTGATAAGAACTCGTCAAAGAAAATATTTTTAATATTGGGGAATGAGATTGATTTAATGTGTTCTTGGTCATTAAGAGCGAAACCATAGCAAAAAGGTGTTTGCATTTTCTTTGTTGTAGCTCCGTGCTCGTCGACAAATGCTAGATACCAACGACCACCTAAATAAGATACTGAGTTAAATTCTCCCTTTGTTAGTCTAGTTATTACACCATTTTGAATATGACCCGCGAACATTTGCATTGAGTTTTTAGGTTTAAAGTCGTCTTGCCATCGTCTCAAGATACAAAATTCGTTCTTGTATCCACTCTTAACATATTCCTTTAAACAGTATTCTAAGATAGCATAAGTCTTGCCATTAGAACGCTCACCGATTATCATATAATATTGTGCTTTATGTGCTAGTATTTTATCTAATCTATAATGTTCTTCTTTAGACATAATCTATCTTCACCCCCTCCGCTAAGAATTTTAAGTACTCGTCACTCATTGTCAATGTATAGCTTCCCTCTTCCATATGTACCGAGCTTAACTCATGATACGTTTGTTTATTGCCTAAATAGTCCATAAACTCTCCGCTCGTTTCATAGTCAATATATGTAAGAATTTGCTTGCCTGCATGTGGTGAGGGTACCTCAAATCCATCACTAAAACTATCAAATATTTGTTGTATGTCGTTTTTATACTTTTTGAGTAAATAAGGTACTGCCTTAGTTTTATTAACTCCTGATATAGTTAATGATAATCCTTTCTTGTTATATACCATATATCGCTTAGCTCCTAAAGTTTTGAACATATCGTAATGACCGTCATAATCCCAAAAGCCTATGATTTTCTTTTCTCCTTCTATAGTTTTCGGAGCGCACAATGATATATCAAGTTTATGATAACTCATTGCTACCTCTAATTTATGATAACATATATCGTTATATTTATCAACATAATTCTTGTGTTTTTCATAATTAATTCCTTTGATTGAGTCAGTATCACTATAACAGTAATCTTCTCCAAATTCTAAAATACCAGACCACAAGTTCCGCCTTGCATACGCTGTGATAAAAACACCCCAAGGGTAGAACAAAAATCTCGAACGTTGATTGTTGTATTTGTCTACTAGTTCTCCCCGTTTATCAAGTGTCATTTCTTCAGTATGCCATCCCTCCTCGTCGTTATATTCTATCTCGGGTTTAATAATATCAGTAACAGTCATACCATAACAAGAGTTTAGCATTTCTTTTGAGTTCATGTACTCAGCGATTTTGTCTTCAACACCTTTCAAAGTGGTTTTGTCTTTATATAACATTAAGATACTTTTTACAAAAGGAGTAGGGAGGTACCATTTCTTATAAACGTAGCACAAACCTATTTTACATTTAGACCATTTATAAACTTTTTCTATTATATCTAAATCTATGTTGGTTATTGTAGTTTTTAAATATTTAGTCTTAACTATTCTACCATTGTTAATTGTAGTAGCTCCCTCAGTTATACCATGTGAACTCGACAAATAAGACTCATAAATAAAAGTACTTTCTAAATCCCAAAACTCTATATCAAATATAAGACAGTTTCTTTTAGATAATTCTTTTATTTGTTCTAAAGATTTAATCTCTATTATTTGACCACGACTCATAGGGAACATCTCACTAACCATAACCGCGGGATAAGAGCTAGTAAAGTCAATAGATGTTACATCTCTAATTAAGTTGTTAACTGCTAATGAGTTTGCATGAGTAAAACCACCCATAAAAGCACGACGCATTAACATATACTCTTGAGAGTCATTAATAACTAAATTTTTAATATATCTTTTTTTATAGTTACCTTTTTCATTACAAACTTTACGACAAAACTTTCTTACTTTACCCGTTTTTGTATATGGTAATCTAGAGATATATAAATAAGTTTCTAACTCTTCTTCGATGTAAGAGTCTAATACCTCATAGTCTTCTCTAATATATCCTAATTCTTTCTCAGTTAGTGGAGTCGTTGCTCCTCTTAATAAAGAATAGTCTAAATCTCCCACCATCTTTTTAGCATTATGATGTCGCAAATTTTCACCAACTTTTTTAAGTGAATAGCCACTAAGCATATAGCTACATCTAAATTCAATATTATTTTGAGTAACTGCGTATATAATTTTTCTCTCGTCGTTAGCCAAGATTTCTTGTATATCAAAATACTTTCTTATAAATTGAAACTCGTAAGCTAGGTTATGTACCCAAATAACTATATGCGCTTCGGGGTCTTTTTTATGCATAACATATTCTAGATAATCTACATCTTTTATAAATTCTTCTAAACTTCTACCTATTTTATAATTGCCATCGATACCAAAAATATATGCGTAACAACATGCTCTTTTAGTCGGCTCTTTTTCTATACCCTCAACATAGAAACTAGATACCTCAATATCAAAACAAATACGATTATTAAAGTATTTATTTCTATATTGTTTTTTGTAAACTTTAAAGCTTTTTACATTTGCTAAACACTCCTTAATCGTATTGTATTGTTTCATATTAATTATTACTCTAAATTGTATTCTTTGTATTTATCATAAATATCTTGTTGGAACTCGCCAGTAAGCCTATTTAGTTCACTTATCATATATTCCTCGAGAGACATATATTCTAAATCAACATTGAGCTTTTTTATCTTAGAATAAACCTCTATAGCTTGTCTTAAAACTTGGCTTGGTGGCTCTCCTGGGAATACTTTTTGTATCTCTTTCCAATGATTATACACTGTAAAAAAATCCTTTAATAAATCTCTTTGCGCGTATATCCATTCTCTATACTCTTTAGCTATGGTTGTTTTATTTCTAGACCCTTTTGGACGTCCTCGACGTCTTGGATTATCTTTATTCTCTTTTTTCTTTTGTACTCTCTCTTTATTCGTCTTTGAACCTTTTGGACGTCCTCTAGGCTTTGGCTCCTTAATTCCTTTTCTTTTTTCTAAATCAATACCTAATGACTTAAGAGTTCTAATTGTAACATCTTGAGCTCCTTGAACCGTACTAGTCTCCATGTCTAAAAAGTATTTAGCTCTTGCGACACTTCTACGTAAACTATTAATATCTGCCTCTTTACCAATTCTAAAAGTACCTAATTCACTTTTTTCATAAGATAACAACGCTGGAGAGTATGGAGCAAATTTTCTAAGCTTTCTTACTCTCAAGTTTGCAACATTATTAAGTTTTATAGCATAGTTTTTTAAATCAGAACGAGTCATTTTATTTAAATCGTTATAAGATAAATTTAATTTAAGTCTCTTTGGCATTTTATTATCTCCTAAAATGGTAAATCGTCGGTTGGTTTAATTTTTTCAACGTCTTTAGTCTTTTTTGTCATGTCAAATTCCAATAAATTGTCGGCGTTTTCTTCTTTCTTTTCAAATGGTTTATAGTCTAAGATTTTATGAACCCAAATATCCTCAAATCTTCTTTTGCCGTATATTTCGTTTAATGTAATTTTAGCTTTTTTAGTGTAATATTCATTCTTGCCCTCTTTAACTACAACATACCAGGGAAGATCTACAACAGCGGTAATAACCCCGTTTAAATCACGACCATAAGCGTTCTCGCAATCTTTCCTAAAGTGTAAATTAAATGATACCTCTTCGCCCTCAGGTGCTTCAAATGGCACTTTTAAATAGGTGTAATAGCTTTTAAAAGTTTTCTTTTTGCCCTCTTTTTCGTAGGTTACCTCCTTTGTATTGATTTTCATAGTAAGTTTTAATCTCATAAAATTAACCTCCTTTCTTTCTCTTTTAATATATGTTAATTTGAATGAGAAGCGTTTGTATAGTCGTCTAGATTTAAATCTAGTTTATCTAATATTTCTTTTAATGTATATTTACTATCGCCAACTAAGTCATTAAATATATCGATTTGTGACATATCAGTACTGCTAATTAAAATCTCGTTTAATTGTAGTATTAAAAATTCATATTTTTTTAGTTTATATTCTTTTGCAGCGTCCATTATTTCTACAAATTCTAATTTTTCTTTTATATCTTTTAATTCTTTTTCCAACATAAAACTACATCCTCCATTCTATATAATATTGTAATATGTATTAAAATTTCTTCTATCGTATTTATTTTTAAGTTAATCATAATAACCTACCTCACAATATACACTATTATTTTTTGTTATTACAAATAATAAAGTATCAACAATGAAAGCTATCTTAAAATAGTAAGTATTATGACTTACTATTTGCATAGATGTACAATTGTAATATCCGTTAAATTCTTTTATCATTTTATTATAAAAAATACAACTTTTTTTAAAAGCTATTATTTTAGAATTACTAGGGTTTTTATAACAATTATTAAGATGTATTGTTATATTTTTTGTTATCTAAGTCAATTAATAGTTTTGTTAGATGTTTCATTTTTATTGTACTTAACTTTTTTAAAATCTTGTAATGTCATAATAATGACCTCCTTTTATAAATTTAATATATCACACTTTAATTATAATATCAATAGAAAATTTTAATTTTTTTAGAATAGATATAAAATTTACCATCCATTCAACCTATT